AGATGGTAACATTACCCCCCTCATCAACTACGGGTACACCCCCTAAAACATCAATTGTATCCGTTAGCGTACCAATAGTAACACCGTCTTTTTTAACAACAATGTTAGATCCCGTCCCCGTATCCCCCTTATCACCTTTCGAGCCTTGTAGTTTAACACCCCAAAAATATGATTCAGTCCCGATAAATGTTGAGTCAAAAGTAGTGGGGTTTTGATCTTCATGGGATACCTGCAATTTAATTTTTTGACTAGAATTAAGTTTAACAGGTATAAACGTAAAATCAAAAGTCCAATAGTCCGATGCACTTCCTGCGTTTCTAATATAACCACTCACTAAATTCCAATCTTGTAAAGTGCCGTCAATAATTATTTTTACGGTTGGTTGTGTTCGTTGATCATTAGAATTGAATACTCTTATAGTACCGCCAAATAAGTAAGTACTATTGTCATCAACTTCTATCTCTTCATTATTAGTTGTATTGCTATGGGTAAATCCTGAGTCTTTTTCTTCCTCAACATCCCACTCTATCGTGTATGGCGATGACCTTGTGAAGACCTGACTATCATCTGTACTCGTTAAAACTATTATTGGTAAAGCGGAAGATACACCACCGCCAGAACCATCTGCCGCTGCCGTAATTCTTCCCTTTGCATCCACCGTGATATTAGCACTCGTATAACTGCCTGCCGTCACTGTTGTATTGGTCAGGTCTGCCGTCACATCCTGCCCTGCCAAAGCTAGATCAATGTTGCTTGAATCAGTAACGCTTACTGGGTCATGCCTGTCAGCGGTATTCGATGCAATTTCGGAAGCTTGGGAAGGTGTTATCGTTGTAGTGTCGCCCTCCAAAACTTCACCTGCACTAGTTCCAAAATCTTTATTAAAAGCCGTGTTTTTTGTAAAGGAGTCCTCTTTACCTGTTTGTAAAGCGGTTATATCGTTTGCGTTTGTGGTTATTTGCGAAAGGTCTGAGGTAGTAATATATTTATTCGTAACACCTTCTGGGATGTCATCTGTGTCTGTAAAACTAGCCTGTTTAAAAGTCCCATTAACATAGATTACAGCTTGATTAAGTGTTTCATTTACAATTAAAGTCCTCTCATCTGGTGATGTTATTGCTGCTATCTCAGCACTTGTTAACCCTATTATTATGTCCTGTATCTCCATTATATCACTATTCTAAATAGTCCATCACCAATATTACCGTTTCTACTTGCCTCAACCGTGTTAACCCCCGTTCTCTCTATCCTCCATCCAACTGTTCTGCCATTTAACAACCTAAACACTTCTGGTTTTATGTCTAAAGTTCCCAAATTATGAGTGACTGTAAATGTAGTACGACCACCAGCAAAAACCCTAGAAACTGAACTTTCTGCACTATCTAAATCTACCGCAAAGGAAGGGGGTAAAACGCCTGACGGTATTCTATAGTCTATAGTTATCATATTCTACCCGTAATAGTTAAGGTTCCTGCTGTTGCGGTTAATGGGTCTAACTCTAAGCCTAAATAAATACCTTCCATTTCAGCGATAAGATAATATTCATTTGTTACTATGCTTGTTTCTATGTCGTTTGCGTCTGCGTCTATTACAGGGGACATCTTTGTAATGTCGTCTGTGTTTCCTTGAAACCACTTTAAATCTACTGTTGCCCCCCCTCCTGCTATTCCTACAGCATCCACTTCTAAAGCAACTACCCCTAACCTTGTACCACTTATTAAATGGGTGCTTGTTAATGTTCCTGTAACATCAAGAGTAATGGAGAATAATTGACGCTCAAACTTATCTGTTTCATTTATAGCCAAGGTAAATCTAGTTTAGTTAGGTTAGGTTCAAAGAATGGTTGATAGGTGTATGAGTCGCCAAAGGTTAAGCCCGCATCTCCTGATATTACAAAACTTGTGTTTGCTATTACCGTTCCTACTACATAGTCAACTCCTTCTAAAGTGATTGTGTCACCATCTTCTAAATAGAGTGTTGAAGGTGTGCTTATTGTGTAAGTTCCTGCGGGTGATTCTACAGAGCCTGTAATACTTCCTGTTATCTTATCGTAAAAGTTAACAAACTCTCTACATTGATCGTAAATGTCCACTCCTTCGTAATACCTTAAGTTGTTGTATTGGGTCTGTTCAGAAGGCGTAAGGTTAGTAGCGTTCTCGTTTAGGTTTCTTGCGTCTCCTATAACAGTGTTTAAAAAGTAATCTCTTTGATAATGCCAATAACAAAACCTTCTTAAAGCTTCTTTTAATCCTCTTAGTACGTGAGTTTTAGGCGTACTTTGGTCATCTACCCAAGTTACACCGTCTATTAATGCTGTGTATTTAGAGTGTATAGGGCTATTATCTTTAATGTCGTTAAACATAAGATCATTAAGCAACACTTTAATATAGTATTGCTCCCACTCTGTTATATAAGCCTCAAGGTCTCCTGATGTAAATCTAGTGGTGCTAATTCTAACACTTCCACTTACATAGTCGGTTGCAGGTACTGTAATAGGTAAACTCATTTACTCTAAAGATTTAGTCTTTCTTAGTAGCCTTCTTTTTTGCAGGGGCTTTCTTAGCCTTTACTTCTTTAGCATAACCACCGTTAATAAGTCCTAGTGCTATTCTTCTGCTAAATATATGTACGCCTTTCTTTAGTCCGTTGGCGTGATCTTCAAATACTTCTACTTTCATAATTAAAGTCTTTTACCTACAAAGCCCCACTAAGTCAATAGTGAGGCGCTGTAGTATTGTGTTAGTTATTAAGGAGCTGCAATAGCTGCAATATCAGTTGCTAACGTACCTGTAACAAAAGCAGTAGTATCATTGTCTTGGATAAAACATTGACCTCTCCACTCAGCTAAGATAGTTCTCATATTCTGAGTAAAATCATTACCATCTAATCCAACCTCTACAGAGATTGCAGATTTTTGAACGATAGTAGCCTTGCTAAAGTCACCTACTAAATAGTCACCTGTAGTAAGGTTTGTATTCTCGATAATTGGAACACCATCTAAAGTGAACGTTGAACCTGTCATCAACAAACGATCTACATAACGGTCATCTGCTGCACCAACTTTCTTAGTCTTAAGTGCTGCAACATCAGTAGGGTTAAGTTGAATCTGTAATGATCCTGTATCTTGGTGAGCCAATTTAATTTGGTTCATTGCAACTACTAATACGTCTGCCGTGTTAGGGTTAGTAACTTCATTAGCAGAACCTGTGGCGAAAGAACCTGCTGCAAACGCTGTAGCTTGGTTAATTACACCGTTTAAGTTAGGTGCTGTATTATTACCGTTAAGTACTTGGTTGTCAACATCTAAGAATAGACGAACTACCAACTTATTACGTAACCATCCTGCCATGAAAGAAACATCATCTAACATTTCAGTAGATACCTTAAAGTAAGCTGCACGTTTAACAAGAGATACAGAAGTAACTACAAAGTCGTTATCAAGCTGATCTTTTGCAGCGCCCTCATCAGTACCGTCAATAGTACCATCTTGGTTAGACTCGTATACCCACTCGATAACGTTACTATCAGTATTTAACTTAGGGATCATAGCATAAGTTACTGCTACTCTCTCTGCAATATCGTTAACACCGTCTAAACGTTGTGGCTGTGGCATTGTTCCACCTGATACGTTACCCGCTAGAGTCATATCACCTGCAACCTTAACATCGAATTTAAACTCGTGACGACCTTCTTTAGCTTTCGTAAAGTGTTCGTGGTTGTCAGCCATTGCCTTTTCAATAGTACCTTCTACCATTTTGATGTTACCACCTTTGATAGATCCATCTTTAAGACCTGCAATTACTCGACCTTGCTCAGCTAATGCTTTTTGTAAAGTGTCGAATTGTACTTCCTTAAGTGCTTTAACTTCTTTTTCAAGTTCAGTTACTGCCTCTTCATTTTTTTCTTCTTCTAAAGTTTTTACTCTAGTTTCTAGTAGGCCTTTTTCGTGGTTCAATTTCTCCACGTAATAAGCCTGTAACTCTTCCGAGTTCATAGCCTCTAATTCAGAAGCCGACTTTTTTGTAAATTCCATCTTTTAGGATTTAATTAATTTAATAAATTTTAATCGTTTCTTTACTTCTCTCTCTATTTGTTCCTGAATATTCGGCTCAGTTAGTAAAGTGTCCTTAAATGACGGCTTTAAATCCTTAAGTGAATTTTGTATTTCTTGAATCTGTAAAAATTGGTATTCAAGTTTTTTAATATGTTCGTCCGTTCCTTTGTGGTTCCTTATGCCATTGTAAAAACGGTTGCTTAGTTCTTCTAATTCTTTTAATACAGGGTTGTAGTCTCCTGTTGATTTGGCAACGTCTAGTGTAGGTGTTAACTTATTTGCTCCAAATGCTACTGCGCTACCTTCATGTAACTTTACTTCTGTTACTTCAAAATGCCCGTCTTCGTGTAAATTGGAATCTTCTATAAAATTAATCTTATCTGCTAAGTATCTAAACCCTATTGAATGTTGGTTAATGAT